GGCAAAATATTTATAGATATCGGTGCCGTCCGGAATGGGTATCTCCGGGCCGCCTGTACCCATCCACCCGACAACAGTCGCCCGCCCTGCTGTCGTATCGGTCATGGAGGTGACGATATCCGCATCCGCTGCACTGCCCAGCTTTACGTCGCCGTTTACGCCAGGAGCATGGCCATTGACGGACTTCACCATCCCGGCCACTTCTCTGGCGGCCCATGCGTTCAGGATGCGGCCATCGCCATAGAGTCGTGTGACATATCCCTGCAGCACCTGGACTCCGCCCGTATCCGTTCGGCAGGTAACCGTATACGCTCCGGTTGTCTGGTTGATGACATCCCACTGCCGCACCCATGCCGGAAACACCAGCTGCATATTGCCCGTGAGCGTGCCGGTCAGCACCACCATTCCGCCAGCCGCTTCCAGCGCTGTCAGCGTGCGGATACCAGACGTAAGCACCAGACTGCTTCGCCCAGGGTTATACCCCACCCATGCAGCAGAGACAGTCTCCGGATTGGTGGTATTGTCATCCTGCATCGAGATAAACACCGTCTGACCGTCAGAACCCAGAAGCCTGGCCCCCAGTGGATACCCGCCAACGGTGTCGCTGAACGTTTCATCCCAGGCGTATTCTGCTCCGGCGTTTGCCCACCGCCCCATCGCTGAGAGTTCGAACAGCACACCGTTCATGTCCTTACCGTCAGGAGGAATGCCGCCTGCGATAATCGGCTGCATGGTCTCATCCGGAAAACCGCTGGTCAGCGTGGCGATACCCGCCGCCGCACCGCTTTCAGGGATAGCGTTTCGTGACCCGTTCAGCGCAAAGGGCAGCGCGTGTTTTGCCGGGACATCACTTCGTTTCATGGTTGCTCCTGTACATCAATCACTATGCTGAGTTTCACGCCTGACGGCACCGGCATCACGTCGGGACTCTGCACAATGGCGATATCCGACAGTGACGGCACAAACTCAAAGACAATGCTCATCGTCATATCCCGGCCACTGGTGCAGTACACCTTCCCCTGCTCCCGAAAAAGCATCGTCAGAAAGCGGTTTATTGACGGGATAGTGGCATCGGTAATGTTGGTAAAGGCTTTGGCCTTAATCAGACGGCGGTAGGGCTCATTTTCCAGCCTGACCACGCCGCTCAGTGGCTCACCGCGGTAAAACGGTGCCTGGTTAAATGGCATGGAGTAGTTCGGCGTGGTGGGGTTGCGTGCTTCGCGAAAACCGAAGTAATCCGGGTCAAAATCCACGCTCATCGTGCGCGAGACGCCAACGATTTTTCCCCAGATATCAAGCCCAAAGGTTTCGCAGGTGTCGATATCCCACACACGGGTCAAAAACTCGTCGGTAAAATCATCGAGACTCTCCGCCGCTTCGAAGCTCGCGATAATCCCGTTAATGCCGGGACTGGCCGCATACTGCACCTGCACGGTTTTTTCGTACGTCATGCCACCACCACCGTAATATCGGAGTCCTGCAGCGTCGGCATCTGGTCAATGCCCATCGTCACGCCGGTGTGCCATGTGCTGCCATCCAGTGAGACGGTGATGGACGTTACATTAATATCATCCAGCGCAGTGACCGAAGAGTAGTAACGCCCGACACCAATCAGGCTACCAATGCGCGCCCGTGGATTTTTGCCGTCTTCGCCGTTGAACGTCCGGAGTATCGCCTGACGAATATCAGCCGCAGCATCCGACGGCAGCGTATCGCTGTTCTCAACGTTGACTGTAAAATAAATCCGCGCAGGTACCGCCCTCAGCCAGCCAATGGTATAGGTCGGATATGGTGGCTCGTACCCCTCCCGCTGCTCCACGGTCACGCTGACGTCACCGTTAAAATCCACGCCCGGAAACGCCCGGGTAAAAATCGCCTGTGCTACATCATCGTTGGTGCCACCGTAGACACTGATAAAGATTGATTTCGGTTTCACCATGCAGGCGGTCGTACCTTTCGCCACCGGGACAGCTTCCCGGTTTGACCACACCCACGCATCCACCACGCCTGGCGTTGCCAGTATCTCCGCCAGCACCGCAGCGTCGGTATTCTGCGCATTACGGGAGACAGACTGCCTGCGCCGGGTTTCAAAGGCGGCCCTGCTCTCCACCTCGTTACCCTGAACGCCCGGAGCGGCATTGCTGACCGAGTCCCAGCCGGGAACGGCGCGGTAAATCTGCATGAGCTCATGGCTGCCACAGGAAATTGCCCCGTTGACGGTGTTCTGGAATACCACATCCACCACGCCGGAAGGGCCAATAACCTCCTCGTTGACAGAGAGATACTGATAGCCGCGAATATCCTCCGCCATGCTGCCCGCCGGTATTTTTGCACCGACTGCACCGGAACACTGTGCGGTCACCAGTGTGCCGCGACCGGGGATCCGCTCCATAAAATAGATGCGACCAATACCGTCCTGAAATCGTCCTGTCGAAAAATCCGGGTTCATCTGGTTAAAGAGGCACAACAGCTTGTCCTGCATCTCGGCAATGATTTCCGCCTCAGATGACGCTATCTGCCCCTGAGGAGATGTCAGGGATTTATTCATCCCACCGCCCAGGGCGGTATCGATGTCGGTCAGACGACCGGCAAGAACGTCTGCGATTTCCGGCACCAGCAATCCGGTTTCGGTGATAGTGACGCCGGGTACCGCAGTTCTGAGTGTTGTCACAGCATGATCTCCGTTGTCTGCCCGCTGCTGTCGGTGGTCGTAATAATGCCGCGGGTCTGGCGTGTTTTACGGTCAGTGATGAGCAGGGCTCGCGCCTCAGCCACACCAGCAATACGCAGTGCTTCGGTTTCCATCCGGCGCTGTATCAGCCCCGGCGGCGGCCTCTCGCCGAGCACCTCTTCCTTCCACGGCACGCCCAGCGTGTTGTCAAACCACACCTCACGCCGGAAGGTCAGGCAGGCGCTGGCCACATCCTGCGCGATGGCGAGCGGCCCGCTGTTAATAAGCAGGTCACCATTACCATCAAGCTGCAGATCCCATTTGTCCGGATTGAGATAAAGCGTTTTTGCCATTGCTATACCTCCTTATCCGGCGTCTCGCTGCTGATATTGCTGCCCCCGCCCTGGACGTTTTTCACCAGATGGCGGTGCTGGTCATAGGACTCACGCAAATCTTTCAGGGTTTTCGTGTTACCGCTGCCGGCGTTATCGGTGATGTTGCCACCCGCCTCGATATCACCGGACACCTTCAGTTTTGGCGTGTTCGCGTCAATTTCTTCAGATGCGTTAATCGTCGCTTTCTTCGTGTTCAGCGTGGCGCTGTCGGTCGCGTTCACCTCTGCACTCCGACACTCCACCTTAAGCGGATTGGGCGTTACCACCCGCAGCACGTCATCGGCAAACTCAATGAACTGCGTCGGCACCTGATTAAGCACCCCGCCCAGGTAAAAGCCGTCCGAGAGCGAATGCGTCCGGCGGCTTCCCGGCACGGAAACATCGCGCCGCTCACGGGCAACGGAAACATCCTGGTCGCTGACGACGATAAGTCCGATATCACCCGGTACCGGATCCATGATGATGGCGCTGCTGCCGCGCTGCAGTCGAAAGACCGGGAGGTTATATATCGTCACGCTACCGACCTGATGACCGTCAGCGTCCACCGTCGCCACCAGTGGCAGCACATCCACGAACAGTTCCGGTGCTTCACCGCGCACCGCCTGGATTTCCACCAGCTTGATAAAATGCTTCCCCGCCAGAAGGCGGGCAAAAGAAAAGGCCAGTGCGTTAGCATCTGACCCCTGGTTTCCTGCATGGCTGTATTTATTCATGCGTTGATCCTGAATGCCTGGCAAATCGAATGCCAGCTGCCACCTTCTGTCCAGGTGGTCAGCATGTGCTCTACTGTCGAGAGGGTGTAACGCCCGCTGGCGTTAGGCAGCGAAGTCTCAAGCCCCACAATCCGGCCAGCGGAAAGAAGGGGCGAAAAGGTGGTCTGGAACATGATGCCGTTCTGGGTGAACACCGGGTATCCCACCAGCCCGTTCTGCGGTGAGACATGCGGCACCACATCGTCCGGCGAGCCACTCTGCGGCCAGACAATCAGCACCTCGTCCACTATCTGATAAGACAGCTGGTAGTCGCTGCAGATATCGATGATCTGCTGCATCGCACTGCCGGTACAGTGTGGATTGTTCACCGAGCCGGTGACGCCAACCATTCTGGCCCCCAGCCCCGCCGCTTTTGCAATGGCGGTTAACATCATGCCCAGCTCCACGGCGCCGGGAACCGAAAACGCCAGCGTGGCGTTTGTTCGCAGCGACAGGCCTGCGACAGCGTTGAACATCAGCGAACTCTCCGGCAGGGCATTCATGTTGGCGTAGGCCGACCAGATCCCGCCACTGAACAGTTTTGTCTTGCCGCTGTAAATCTCGACCGTCACCGCGCCGGGATCTTCTTCCATTGCCCCGATAGTGCCCTTAGTGGACAGCATCGACAGCAGCTCCGCACTCAGACCGTACAGGACTATTTCTGCCGTAAAGCCGCTGACGTTGCCATAAGCCGCGAGCTTTACCGAAGCGCGGATATTACCGATGCTGATCTGATCCGTCCCTTTACTGTCAAAGTCACCACTGGCGCGGGTAAACACAAAGTGAAGGTCTTTTTTACCGTACATTTTCTTCCTCGCTCAGATACCAGAGCCGGTACCGTTCACCCAGCCCCTCCCAGCCAGGATGGGTGTTACCTTCCAGATCGGAAAAGAACAGCTCGCCACGAAACCCCAGCCAGGCGTAACGCACCATGCGGTTGTTGTTGAGGCACGGCACCCCCTGCATGACAGGGCGACCATCAACCGAAAGATCCATATAAAGGAAGCTGCTGTACTGCGTGAGTCGTATATCGCAGCGCTGGCCGTCCAGGCTGACACTGAACGACTGTGCCTTCAGTTTTTCCAGCGATAACTCCCGCATCAGGTCACCGCCTTGCTGATGGTTTTCACCAGACTTTTCATTTTTTCTCCCGTTGAGCTGCCCGCATCGCTTAACGCCATATTCACGGTATCCATTGCAGAGGTAAAACCTGCCGAAACGCTGTCAGTGCCCCCGCCAAGATCGTCATTGAGTCGGCCCCATGCCTGCGAGAGGTCATCAAGCGTTGTGCCTTTGGTACCGCCAGTGGTCTGCTGGCTACTGGTGCCGGTAGGCGAACTGCTGTTAGCATCATTCACCGGACAGGTACCACTCGCCAGACTGCTGAGCGACACCTCCGCCACCTGGATCACCTCCTGAAAAACGAGGTGTACCACCAGCATGGTGACGCCTCGGGTGCTGCTGACCGAATAGGCGTAGTCAATCAGGTCATAGCCGGTGTATGTGTCCTTGGGGGTGTCAATGTCATAGAGGTTCGTTTCGACCAACATTTTCTGGATTCTATCCAGTGTGTCAGACTGGCTGACCAACGTCAGATCGAAGATATTCGGGACCGCACCACTAAAGCCGGTAAGACCATCAATAACGATCTCAGCGATAACCCTGCCAGGGCGAAGCACTTTGTTGATGGACTGATATTTGCCATCCTCGATAGGTGCAGTGGTTATTGATGCAGATCCTGACGGCTGAATAGAGGCCATGCCGCTGAACTCCAGCGCAATCTCGGCCGCCCCTGATTGCCGTATCGAGTAGGATGGGTGGAGCACACTGTTGATAATGGACAACGGCGAGCCGCCACCCAGCGCGCTAAATATCGCGTTAGTGTTGACGTTGAGAATGCTCATATTTGGCCCAAGAAAAACCCGCCAGTTGGCGGGCATGTAGTGATGGGGTAATTCCTACTCAGGATCTTTTAAAAACATAGCATTATGATATGCCGTATATTGACTTTTTACAAAATCATCGACATTAGAAATGATTGTATTTTGGATAGCTGCATTTTTATCAAAATCGATTGTTTTTTCTGTAAGTGTTAAATCGAATAAAGGCATATGTTCAGAGACATAATCCACATGAGAACGAAGAGTTAAATGAGAAGTGCCTTTCGCTGATATAGTTGATACTGTCAATTTATCCTTATCATCCCGGCCAATATTAGCCAACCTCACAAGATTTTTGAGTTTATCATTTATGGCGTCCTGATAATCATTAGCGGAAATACCTTTTATGATTAATGGTTCTGCATCAAACCCATCTATCGTAAAAGTCACGTCAACTAATTTTTTTTCAGAGTATACCTCACCAAGATTAACATGACCGTTAGTTGTTGCGATCAAGTTAGTATCAAAAATTGGCATCCTGCCTGAATTAATAAGTGCAGCCATTATAATTGCACCACTCAAAAGTATACTTCCCAAAATTACACTAAATTTCACACATAGCTCCTTTAAAGCATTGCTATGACGTACCAGTTAAAAAACTCCCCGTTAACCCACTACGCCGACTCTGTTCCAGAATAGACTGCGTCAACTCATCAACTGTGAGTGGATGACTCCCCACATTGACGGTGTTGATATGCGTTGCCGAGGTCTGACTGTTGTCTATAGCACCGGGAGAGGTAGCAGCACCAGCATTGGCATAGTAGTTGCTGGTTTCGTCCATGTAGCTCATCACCCTTTCCGGGTAGTTCAGGGTCTCTTCCGGTAACATGCCGCGGCCATTGAGCGCCTTATCAACGCGCCCCATGCCACCGTTGTATGCCGCCAGCGCCAGTTGCAGGTTGCCCTGATAATGCCGCAAATTTTCGCTGAGAATTTTTGCGGCCACATCAGCTTCGGCGAGGGGGTTAAAGAAATCCGAAGACTTCATGCCATAGGCGGTCCCTGTTTTGGGCATGATCTGGTACGCGCCCAGCGCTCCCGCCTTAGATATGGCGTAAGGGTTGCCGGAGCTCTCCGCCATCGCCAGTGCGCTCAGCGAGCCAGGAGGGAGACCGTATTTGCTCTCCAGCATGGTGTTATGGTTTGCCAGCAAGGGAGAGAGCAGTACGCCTTTGTTTTTCCTGCGCCGACGCGCCGCCTGAGCGTGCTGCGGCACATCAAGCGTCCCCATACTGGATTCAAGAGTAGATTTCGGTACCGACAGAATACCATTCAGGCTGACACCGCTGTAGATATCATCCCGCGCAAAAGGTGGCTGTGGTGAAGAGGTTGTTGCAGCTTTACCAGTTGAACCAAGATGCCTTTCCAAAAAACCCATAATATCAAATGGTTTTTTTTGCGCGTGGATTTTGTCGTAAGTTTCCTGCCCAACGTTCTTGTGATCCTTGTTGGCCTGCTCACGCAGATCATTAATCCTACCGGAAGCACTCAAACCACCAGCAGCCACCACCAACCCAAGGGGCCCCATGATCCCACCGCGCTTCGCAGCGAGGTAGGCGGCAGCGAGCACAATGAAAGCATTACTTGTCCCACCTAACGCATCAGAGAAATCTCGGGCAACCTTAGACCCTTCTTTGAAAAAACCAATAATATCGTCATGATGCGCAATAATATAATCGCCAAATTTCTCCAGTTCTCCGTCAAACTTCTTCAGTAACTCGTTAACATCATCACCAAAGGCGTTATAAATGGCGTTTCCAACGCTTTCTGCCGTCGTCTGCAACTCCACCAGCGTCTTTTTGATTTCGCGGGCACGCTTCGCGTTTTCGTCAGACTGACCGGATTTTTTCGAAAATTCGGACTGGTTCTTTTCAAAGGCACCAGAGCGAATATCGGCGAACATCCCGGAGTCGATGCCCAACATGCCCGCAAACTGCTCCGCCTGAACCTTCGGCATTGAGCGCAGAGCATGAGCCATCGCCAGTGTCATGGTCCGGGCGTTTTTCTGCGCCATGATTTTAAAGCGATTTCCGGTCATCGCATCCAGACGCATCAGCGCCATGGTGGATGCATCCGGGGCGCCCATCGGCATATTTTTCCAGTTGACGGCATTCTGCATTTTCATCAGGACACCATCAACCACAGCAGCAGAACTGCCAGCAGCCTCAGCCGCTTTATGAAACCCATCCATCTGTTTAATGGGCATATCCATAAAAGAAGCGGCGTTGCTGAGCGCCAGAATATCGGTTGTCATGCCCGTGAAGAACCGCCTGGCTCCCTCCAGCGTCAGTGCAACACCGAAAAAGCCCAGTGCATATTTGGTTACCTTATTGAAAGAGCTTGCTGTAACCTTTCCGAACTTAGCCGCATCCTTGCCCGCTTTTTTCAGGGATTTCCCCAGGCTGTTGGTGTCATCCTTCGCCTTACGGCCTTTTTTCCCCGCGCCGCTTACCCGCTTGCCCGCCGTTTCAGCTTTTTTCCCGGAGGTTTCAAACGCCTCTCCGGCATCATCAGCGCTCTCTCCGGCCCCCTTAAAATCCTTACCCGCTTCAGTGGCCTTTTTGCCCGCGCCTTCCAGATCGTCACCGGCGGTGTTCGCGGCCTCCCCCACGCCTTCGAGGGAGTCGGTAGCCCCATCGACGTTTTTACCCAACTTCACCAGCTCGGCATCAATCCGTGCTTTCCCCTTCAGGAAGTCCTCGGACTGCAGCTTAACCAGGTAAACCAGCTCTTCGACGTTGACATTCATCGTTTTTTCTCGTGATACTGCCGCCAGACAGCCTCGTTGTGTGCCTCCACCATCACCACCTCCAGCAGGTTATACATATCGCGGACAGACAGCTTTTCCTGCAGCTCCAGATAGCTGGCTCTGCCCGTCGAAATGAGAATGTGGAGGTTGTGGGTGATGTTGGCCGGAGAAACCAGCCGGGCCGGAGCCGGAGGCACATTAATGAAGGGGTATTTTACCCGGCGGCGATCGTTAAAAAATCAAAGTTCAGGTGCATCACCTTGTCCTTGATCTGCCGGATGGTGGAGACCTCTTCAAAATCGATATCCTTCACCCTGCGACGAGTCTGTTTGCCTTCGTGCGTGATGACAGTCTCCACCGACTCCAGCAGACGCTGGCCGAGCATGCGGGATGTTTCACGGTCAGCAGACGCGATCACGCTGAGACCTATCGTCGCCAGCCCCGCCACGCCCATCTGAATAACCTCGGGCTGAATATCAAAGTACCCGCCCTGCGACATGCAGCGCATGATATCTTCGGCCAGCGCTTCGGCATCCCACGCAGACATTTCGGTGATGACGAATTCTTTTCCGTTGTCGCGGTTGTTGTCTTCCACCAGCCAGGTGATTTCTTTTCTCATTACATCGGGCTCCGTACACAGGTTTCAAAATGGAAAACCGCCGGGCGCGGCTGGAGAATGCGCTTACCCGGCGGGACCAGCGTCCAGGAAAACAGCACGCCGTTCGTGAAGGTATATTTCGACTGCAGGCCTGGAATAATCAGCGTGGCGTTACAGCCAAACGCGGCAACAACCGCCCGCTCCGCTGCAAACCAGTCATCAATCAGGAAGCCCGCGCGGGACGACGGCATGAGATTAATGGTGAATTCCGACGGATTGAAGACAAAGCCCGCGTGGTATTTACCGTCCGCTGACATCATGTCCTCTTTATTCTGCAGTGCACCGGCTTCAAACATGTCATCCGCAGCGTAGTCGTCCACCTCAAAACCCGCCGGGTAGTATTGCGGTACCACGATGTGCAGCTTCGAGTTGGCACTGGTGATATCAATCAGTGACATCAGAACCTCCGTTAAAGAATGTCGGTGGAGGACATGGCGATACTCTGGATGAGCTGGCCGTCCACGTAGTAGAAAATCGCACCATCAAGATGGCGCTCCGTGCGCGAGTCTCCGCTCTGGTCAGGGATATACATAAACCAGCCGTCGCTGAAGAGCGTGGAAGAGATATCGCGGCCGACAGCATCGTTCACTACCTTGAGCTGCGCATTGTCGAGGGTGACGCCGGTGCGAATGGCACCAAAGCCTTTCGCCCGCCCCGCCACATCGATGACCGACGTCTGGATAGCGGCATAACCCGCCGCACTGAACGGATACGAATCGTTCTGCGTGAAGAGTTCGGCAAAGCCACCCAGCAGATTTGCGTTGATCCAGACCTGAGATACAAAGCTGTCCAGCCAGAGATATTTGCCGCTGATTTTGCCGTCTGCGGTGTAGTTCTTCACGACGCGGTTCGAACCGTACACGCCAAAGAAGCTGTAACCGTTGGATTTCAGCGCATCAGCGGTATTGCCGTCATTCACGTTCGGCGCAACGCCGGTGAAGTCTCGGTATTTGTACGACACGCGGCCATTAAGGCGGTTGAAGTCGAGGGAGGCCATATACGCCAGCGCAGTCATGCCATGACGATAGTCGCCGTAGACCGGCAGCACGTTCTCGCAGTTCTCTGTGACCGTCACTCTGAAGGCGAGACAGTCTTCACTCGACGGAGTGACAGCAGCCTGTGAATCATCGTGCATCACATAGCCGAAACGGTAATCGGTCTGCGATACCCACTGACCAAACGCGATATGCGTCGGCTCGTCCGGCGTGAAGGTGGTGGTGAACAGCACCCAGTCCTGGCTGATATTGATAATCTGGTTCATTAGCGCCGGAATAACTGACTGTTCAGCGCCAGCAGAGATTGCCGCACCGGTATCGGCAGTCAACTTCAGACCATCCGAGGCGTCACCACTCGCGAACCCGACAGCGCTTTCCGAGCCCAGAATCTTGGATGTGATGGTGAAACATTGCTGCACCGGTAACCAGCTCACGGCAACCTGCGCCCCTATCGCCGTCTGTATAAGCGTGGCGGCAGAAGAGAAGCTGGTCGCCCCGCTGAGGTCAATGGCGCTGCTGGTAACAGGCGTGCCATCAACGTCCAGGGTGATCGTGCCATTCACCAGTTTCAGCGTATCGAGCGTAATGCCCTTAAAACTGCCGGAGCGACACCAGCCCGCAACACCCGCCGCATCGGTCACGCAGCGTGCCACCAGCAGCGTCGCCGGAGTGACGGTTGAATTACTGTAGCCAGGAAAATACACACTTGCCGCCCGATACTCGTCGCTGTCAGCACCAAAGTATGTCTGCACGGACATGGAGCCAGTAAAGGCCAGCACCTGCCCCACCGGCAGGAGATCACTGTCAGACAGCAGCAGTCCGCACATATCAAGTGCAGTGCCGGCAGCGCTGACCACGCCGGGTTTAATGCGAAAATCTCGCGATAATGGAATTTTATTCATCTGTCCACCTGTGTGGTTTTGAAGTTAACGCGGGTGAAATAAGCCTGGGGAACCGCGATGCTGATATGCACCTGCAGTGACAGCGTGAGCATGTAACGCTCTTCCCACTGCGCCTCGGCATCAATAAAGGGGGCCTGCATGGCATCCGTGCAGTACAGCGGAGCCACATGCGGATCCCGCGCTTTCATCTGCTCCCAGGCATGCGGGGAGCGGAAAAACGTCTCAAGGGCAACGGCACGGTCAGCCGCATTCTCGCCGTAAAGGTCAATCTGGATATCCGCCTGACGCACCTCCGTCAGCAGTGCCCGGCTGGTTGAGGTGTGTCCGGTGTCTTCGGGTATCTCCCGCGTGGTGGAAAGACGACGGAAGAACAGCGGGGTCAGCATGCAGAAGGCACCCGTTTCCATCGCCACCCGGTTCTGCTGCGACTTCCAGCACGGTCCGGAGAGCGGTTCGATAACATCAGCCAGTACGTCCACCACGTCGCTCAGGCTTATGCTGTTCATGCGGACACCTGCAGACAGACCAGCAGGCGGCACCAGTCCGGCCACAATTCCAGCGGCTGCATGACCAGCCACTCCTCGCCGTCGATAATGAGCAGATCGCCCCCGAGCTTGCGCCCGCGCAGCACGCTGAAACTGCTGCCGCTGATGTGGGCCGATTTAAACAGCCCCTGAATGTTCAGCCCTTCAGCGTGTTTAAGCTCACTGCCGGACAGCGGCTGCAGCTGGAGTGTCACAGGCTCGTCAGGCAGGTATTTCGGTACCAGCGTTCGACCATGCCCGGCAGTGGTGCCGTCAGAACGCCGTATCACAGCGGCAATATCAGGATTTACCGTGGATATTGCCCCGCGAACGAGCTTATGAAGGTTCATTTCTTATCCACTCGATACGTAACGCTGTTGATCATCACTCTGGTGTCCACCAGAGGTTTGTCGCTCTTATTGGGACGCACGCGGCGATTACGTCGATTGCGAAGCGTGGTAGCGGACAGCGGAGGCTCGGTGAGCGTGGCGATGGACTCCACCACGTCGCCCTGAATCTGCGCCCCCAGCACATCCATGACCTGCGTGACAGATTTCCCTGCCAACAGGCCTTTGACCATGGTCTGCTGCCATTTGGCTTTGTTTTGCGCGATGGCGTTGCGAAAGAATGGTCTCGGTGGGATTTGCACGGTGTGGGCAGGAATGGTCACCGTCTGCACGAAGTTCGCCACCTTCTTTTTGACGAAGCGGTGCCCGACCTCACCTTTTTTATTCATTTTGAAATGAATATCCTGTGTTCGTTCCGGTACCGTGACCGTGCCACCGTACTCCTGTATGGCCGCCACCATGGGTACCGACGTACCGTCCGGGTAGGTGGCCCCCGCCATAAATCCCACCTTTAACTCTGTGCCCTGCAGCTGCTTCGCTACCTTATCCAGAAACCCCGTCACCTTGCGCATTCAGCCTCCCGGGTAATAGTTACCCATGCGGTAAACCTTCGTGGCCTGCCAGTAGTCCATACCGTAAAGACTCTGCGTGTACCACATATAGCGGAACTCAACGCCGCCTGCATCGAGCGACACCGATACCGAACCCTCCGATGCTGACGACACGCGACCGACCGCCCCACTTTTCCCGTTCCCGGCGTTGTCGCCATACCGCATGTACGCCAGATGCGCCATCAGGTAATAAAGAAGGCGCTGGCGCTTATCCAGGTTGATAACGAGAGAAAAATTGGTGTTATCGAGGTAGTCGGTAGCAGAATCGAACAGAAGGGCTAACTGATCATCGGTGACATTCGAAAACTCAGGGTAGCGGGCGCGAAATCCGGGAATATCCAGAACCACAACGCCCATGGCTTACTCCTCTTCTTTATCCGGCTTGATGTCCTTGCTCTTCTGCGGTGCCTGTTCAAGCCCGGATTTATTGCCTTCACGCTCAGCAGAAGCGGAACGGGCAGAAGCATCGTCCCCAACGGCAAACACCAGGCCATTGGCAATAAAACGGGAGGATTTATACGTTTTCTCAAACCATGCCCAGGCAGCGGATGGCACATCGCGGGTCAGCCCGAACCCGTTGATGATCTCCGTCTTGTTCAGGCCATTCAGCGTGATAATTGCGTCTTCGAAAGTAAATTTCAGTCCATGCGGCAGCTTGCAGCCGATGATGACAGTGTCAGTTTTTGCCATGGGGTTATACTCCAATCATTTGAGCGAACAGCATTGGCTGCGTGATAACAGTGCCGTAGGTCGCGGCAGAGACTTTCTGCTTCCAGCTGGAAGCGCCGGTGATGACCGGATGGTTACGCATCTTCTCATTGAATGCGCAGTACCCTGCATCCTGCCCCTGGACAGATTCGCAAATCATCTGTACCAGTTCACCTGAGTCAGTGTCGTACTGCGGTGCAAACTCAAACTTCATGTTCGGGAACGTCTCGCGCACCATTTTTTCGACGGTGTTACCGACAATTTCATTTGCACGCTTAAACGAAACGGAAGCAGTCGGGCTCATACAGAGCTTAAGCGGAGAAGCCATGTCGATACCGTCACCGATAATGCCTTTGGTACGAGCAACAAGGTCAGCATAGAGAGCCAGAATATCGTTGTAGATATCAATGACCTCTTTATCCTTCCACAAAATTTTGCCGTTGCTGTTTGTCTGAGGCACCAGAGGCGCAGGCAGGTCCGGTTCGTTCAGGATGCCCCAGTTGCGCAGACCTTCAACGCCGTAGAAGTAAAAACGGTTCATGGCCGTATTGATGATCTGCGCAGTTCCGCGCTGTTTTTCCGCCACATACGGTAACAGAGCAAGCCCATAACGCTGTTGTTCCAGTTCTCCCCAGGTGGTCATGGTCTGGAAGCGGAAGACCTGACGATCAGCCCAGTTTGAGTTGACCTGTACGCCACCAGATTCGTCATAGTCGCCGTAAGCAGAAACATCACCACTGACTTCAACACCCTGCACCATGATGGTGTCCTGGGCCCATTCGCCTTTCTTCTTCTCCCCCATAATTTCTGTTGCCTTGTTGGGCGTAAACAGAATGCGGATGATCTCCGGGTCGAGATAGGTGGAAACAATGGCGGGAATACCACCATTCACCTCCAGCGCCGGTAATGCGGAGTCCATCGCCAGCGCTAGTTTGCTCACCGAGCGCGGGAAGGTAATCCCATTCTGCGCCGCCTTATTACGGAAGGCGGCAAAATCCGTCTGACTGAGTCGTTGTGCCATTACGCCCGGCTCCATGTAGACATAGTAAAGGTTTCTCCGGCATCCGCACTTTCAACGGCATACCAGTCTGTTTCGACAGCATCAGCAACGGTCGCGCCCTCTGCGTCGGTTTTAATCGTACCGTCAGCCAGAACGGCAAATACCTTCTGACCGGCGGTCACCGGCGTGGTGGACTCGGCGAAAAAATCCCCCTGGGCAACTGGCGTCACGGCGGTACCGGCACGAATGATCATACTGGCGGTGTCGCCAACACGCTCAATGGTGGCGGTACCGTTGCTCTGCACAAAGCCCAGCGGGCGGCCGGTGCCGGTATTGTTCGCCAGTTCCGGCGTGGTCGCATCGCGCCAGCAAAAGCGAGCCATCACAACGCCGTCTTTACCGGCACGGTAACTGTCCTGACCACCAGCAGCAGCAATAATCGGGTTACCTGATGCTGGTTGTCCCGCCCGGCCACGAGCCGGGTAAATCTGAACCCCTTTCTGAAACATTACTGGCCTCCAAAGTAGTCACTGAATTTTGCGGACTGCGATGCATCAGGCATTTCCGGCATCGCGTCGTTCGCCATAACCTGCTGACGGGTTTTGAGCATCGCGACCATGTGCGGCAGTGCCGAGGCGTGTACCGTGGCGGCCCCCTCTACACCGTGTTGGTTAAGCGTCATGCGGTAAACCTCTTCCGCGGAGTCGCAGGCCACGGCACCAATCAGCGGCTCACACTCACGCTCGGCGCGACGCAACGCGTTGAATTTCGCGGTCACCTCTTTTTCCACCTGGGTACGGATAGCCACAGCATCCATAATCAGCGGCTTTGGCAGAGCATCGTTGGCGGTACCGGATGGATTGTCATTTTTCTCCGGCTTATCTCCCCCCTCCGGATCGTTATCATTCGCCGGAGCCACGGTTGCCAGTGCACTGAGCAGACCTTCCAGCAGCTCTCCATCCACCTCACCGTCATCACCCACCATCCCGCGCTCGGTCAGGACGCCACGCACCGCCTCTTCGGCGCTGTCATAAGCGGCACCCTCTGGCTTTTTGTTGTCGTCTTCTTTACTCACGGTCAGTAACCTCTCTGGTTGTTCATCATTAATCACTGCGCCAGGCACGCGGCCCACGCGCACAATCGCAACGTGATTCCCGACGATGTTGCGCATCACGCCATCGTAGGGTTCACCTTCAAACTCTCCCGGCGTCATATCCAGCGTGTAGCCGTAAGATGCGGACAGTTGCCGCTGCTCTTCAGTCTCCACCCCGGCAATGGCGTCGTTATCCCATAACACCAGCGAACCGATGAGATGGGGGTAATCAAAGCGAACGTCGTCGCAGACCACGCCGCATCGCTCCTGCTTTCTGGGATTTTCTGCGGAGTCCGCTACATGCCCTTCCAGCAGCGGCACTCCTTTGAATGACTCCACCGCCTTTGCCAGCTCATCCGGACACCGGAGCAGGCGATATTTCCGCTCTGGCTCCAGACCAAGCGAGGCGTAGTTCGGCAAGTCCTTCAGCTCATAGCCAAAATACTCGTTGACCATAGCCGTGGTGATCCGGTTGTCCCTCACACGCATACGCCCGAACCGACTGAACTCGCGGGCAGAATCCATCACCAGAGGCAATGTTGCTCCTGGCATATTCGCCTCCTGTAAAAAAGGCCGCCTGCGCGACCTGTGTGGTAGTTAAAAAGGAATGACGGGCCGCCAGCCGCAGCCACAGTGAATCAACTGGCCTGGCATAATGTATTCGCCGTCAATAAGGCAACCCTTCGCGAGCTTAAAGCGGCGCTTCTCCTTTCCTGCCTTAACGTGACCGGGACGCGGTTTGTTGCCGCCGCCGCTGTGCAGCCACTCCCCCTCTTCGATGCCTACCGACATCTGCCTGGTGGCACTCAGGGCGCTGGTTGCCTTGCGGGTCTGGTCGCGCGCGATGAACTGCGCCCGCCTGGCGGTGACATTGAACTGATGGCTGAGCTGCTCGCTGAGCGCCTTAAGATCTCCGCCGCGGCTGACTGACTCCATCACCAGGCTTTCAATGCGGGTGAAATACTGCTGCGGGATGGACTTAATCAGCGCCACGTTCTCGGCAATGACGGCCTGCTGCACCTCCTGCATGGCAGGGGTTATCTGGAACTCAACCGCCATCCCCTCTTTGCGCAGAGCAGCCAGCAGGGAGCGATCGCCTGAGTTACCACTGCGGGCACAAAAATCACCCGCCAGCGACTCAGCGCGGTCACTGAAAGTGGAGATCCATCGTTCAGACAGGATATTCAATCCGGAACGCAGCAAGGATGCAGAAAAGGTTTGCTGCGCAAACGCACGGACCTCCTGACTCATGGGGCGAACCAGCACCATCAGCTCACGGCGGTACCACTGCATATCACCGGCGTTATACAGTACCGGGTTGAGCGTTCTCCCGGCTTTATTCCTCCTGGTTTTCTTCATCATCGTAGTCACCCTTCAGACCTTCAAACCCGGCACCTTCGATTGCTTTCAGTGCCTGACGGGCCTCCTCTGAACTCACAAGCATAGAGTCAGCGGCTTTTGTGACAGTCCCCACGCGCCGCTCAGTAATTTCTGCCGCGTCTTTCTCACTGAGCTCATCCAGCGGTTTAAAGTCGAAATAAATATCGTCCTGAATGGCACCAAACTCGGAGAGCTGGATTACCTTAAAGATGGTTTCCAGCGCACGCCGGATATCACGCTCCTGCATGCCGGACACCGTTTCGTGCCAGGTGGACATCTCACCATCGCCGGAGGGGTTGAGACCTGCAGGCGGGTTACCCAGCAGTTTTAGCGTGGTGATACGGGCCGGGATACAGAGCTGCTCCTGATAGCTCGACAGCAGGTTGGACAGCTCACTGAGGGACGTCTGGAAGTGGAAGAATTCTTCCTGTAAATCGATAGCCCAGATGCCATTATTATTCTGATACTTAGTAAATAATTTAATGCGCTTGTCAAACTCCCCGGTTTCCTCCATCCGGGCTTCCATATCAGTCTTAAGCCCCCGCACACGCAGGGTCTTCATGATATCGAGAACCACAGACTTCGCTTCCAGCCAGTCCTCGACGTAGTCCTTCATCAACTGAGTGAGTGACAGACCACCAAAGTTGTACGAGGGCTTAAGGATGTCCGGTACGGGTCGGGAGATGATGTCGATAAAACGTGTCGCATGAACCACCTTGCCCATCACAAACCACTGCTGCGGGCGGTAATACCCGTCCACCAGCGGGTTCGTGGTGTTGTACTGGCTAGGGTAGACCCATGTCGGCTCAATCAGGCGAAAGCCCTTCACGCTCCCTTTGGTGATTTTTTTATCACTGAGGAAGAGTGCCCTGGCGTTCTCCTGCTCGCTGGCACCGGTATCGATGTAGATATGCGCCACACCAAACATCGAGTCCTGCCGCACCGCTTCATGGATGAGTCGCTTGATGTCGAACTTACGCAGCGCGGCTTCCATGGTTTTCACCAGCTCTACGTCCTCGCTGTGGCTCTTCACCTCGATCCAGTTGCGGGTCATCTCATCGGCAAGCACGCTGTGCATGTTGGCATACTCGACGCGCTGAGAAAGCGCTGCCAGTGTCGGGTAGCCGACAAACCCGGAATAGTTGGTGCCTATCGACATGTTGTTGAGCACATCGTAGGGCGTGGAGTCCATCGCCAGCGCTGAGCTTTCGCGGTTCGCCGGAATGACGCCCGGCAGCGGAATAAAGGGCTCAAACACCGCCGGAGCCGTCTCAGGCTGACCATCAGCCAGCTCAACATCACGCTCTCTGATTTTCGCCGGTGCACGACGTGCGGTATGGTTTCGGGTTTTGCGTTTACTCATTGAACCATCTCATCGGGAATGCGGAACGGCTTATGGGTCGGCGCAAACGCCATAATGAGAGAGTCAGCCATGTTCGGCGAGGGAATACCGCGCTTCTTCATGTCTTTCTTGCTCTCTACTTTGACCCGCCCGTTGTTGTCGTAATCCACCTGCGGACGCGACAGCTCCGCCTTAAGGTAATCCAGTTGCTTAATACCCGAGTCCAGACTGATAAGCTGGTCATCGGTGAATTGCCTGACGAACGTCGTATCATCGGGGTAGTCTTCCAGATGCTTAATCACGCGCCAGGTGTTGAAGAAGCGATCGCGCACACCCCACCACGCCTGCGCCTTGATGTTCGAGAACATGTCCTTGTTGGTCTTCCCGTCCGCGTATTTTGCCTCCGGCTTGAAAACCGACTCGCCGGCGTTGAACCCTGTCGCAGGAATACGACACACCCGCTTAAGGTGCGCTTTAACCCCGGCTCCAACGCCGATGGAGTCGTAGACAATCTCCGTGGCTTTGATGTCTTCTGCGTAATGCCGGACGCGATCGGCTGAAGAGATAACGTCGCCCTTGTTCCACTGCTGACAGTCCAGCACCACCGACCCGTGGGCCAGCGTGGTCGCATTGCTGTCTTCACCTTCGTCGGCCACGTCGAACCCGATGCGCTTACGCCCTGAGGGCAGGAAGCCAATTTTCAGGTGGGCATCCACCGCAGCCGCAATCCACGACGGCTTGATGATGGCGAGCTCCGAATCGGCGACCGGCTCCCCTTCCCATATGTGCAGGTAGAGGTCGTAGTCGCGTTCCTTGCAGGCTTCCATCTCCGCGCGCAGCACATCCGGAAACCACGGATTGTCTGACCAGTTAACCTTCAGAGAGATACAGTCAACGGGAGGCTTCGCAATAAAGCGCTGATAGGTATCGTCCAGGATGTTCTTCGGGTTGAAGCTTACCCAGATTTCAGAGCCCGGCTTACGAATGGTCGGGATCAGAATGTCCCAGCTTTCTTTGGATACCGCTTCGGCCTCTTCAACCCAGCAGATGTCCACCCCTTCCAGCGACTTGATTTTGGTCGGGTTATTCTTGATGCCGTAGAACATAAACTCACTGTGGGTGCTGAGATGGCGAATACTGGTGCGCTGCACCTCAAATTCATCCTGGTACCCTTCCCGGTTGATGGTGTCGTCTAACAGCCGGAGAACCGAGTCACTAATGCTGTTCTGTAGCTCCCGCGCACAGAGGAAGCGGTACCGCCCACGGCGGGCGATTTCCAGCAGCAGACGGGCAATTGACCAGCTTTTACTGCTCCCCCTCCCGCCGTATGCCGCCTTATAGCGTGACGGCCCGATAAACGACCGGAAAATAGGATTTAACGCTGACATAAGTGCATCCTGATAGAAAACCGGCCGCAGTGCGCCTGAAAACCAGATTGCTGATTTTCAGGAACAAAAACCGGAGAGGTTAAGCAAACTATTTGAATAAGATGAAAAACAGGAAAGCCTGCAGGAATAGACAATATCCGGGTGGTGCAACCCGTTTTTTTGACCGTGATGCAACTCCATTTAACTCTCTGTATGGAAAGTTAAAAACGGCATTTAACATACAAGTTCGGGTAACGGTCATTATGTTAAATAGCGCAAATTTCAGCCAGATTACGCACCTGTCATTCTGACTTTTTCACCCCGAACAAATCTTCCAGCGACGGCAGTCCGTGAATGGTGTGCTCGTTTTTTTTCGGTGCTTCCCAGCCGCGCATCTCAGCCAGTTGTTTAATGGCACCGCGGGCATCGTGCAGCTTCAGCTTTATGCCTTCTTTCCCTGCGGTCAGTTCGGCAATGGCATCCAGCAGCTCAGGGTTCTGCTTCACCGAATCCTTGAAGCGCCATGTCGCCTGAATCACCGGGCGCCCGTCTTCATCATCACCCATGTTGTGCTCGGAGAATTCGACCAGGTCACGCAGGCGCGAACGCCCCATCACCGTGAGTCGCTCCATCGCCTCTTCATAGGTCATGATGGCTTCGCTGATGGTCTCGTGCTGCACAGATTTGAGAAAAGTTTTGACCTTACTATTTCTTACTATTTGGGCCGCTTTGGAATGGATCCCATCGCCTTTAGCTTTGCCTCCAGCCTTTCGGTATGCCTCGGTCTGATTAGCGCCATTCAGCAGGTGAGTAACGAACTTTTTTTGTAGCGGAGTCAGCGCACCGAAAAGTTGCTGCTGCTCTGCCGTCAGCTTTTTCGATGCCATACAGAACAATCCTCTGGATCCGGTTGATATATCCCGGGGAATTTTTTAACCGACCAACTTCAAAACTTATATGAAATTCTGAAATCGGTACCCACCTTGCGGGGTAATCAGAATTTTATAAAATCAGATGCCGAGTAACGTTTTCGCCGCTGCTGCATCTGCACACTGCATCAGCTGACGACCAAAGGCCGTAGCATCGCTGATATCTGCCAGTGCGGGCTGGTAGTTTCCGGCCTTAGCAGTGGTAGCTGTTGTGCCAATAGCGAGACTGGACGTGCCCGCGCCAATTGCCGTCCTGGCAGTAGCAGCATCAGTGCTCTCAATCAGCGTTTTACCGAAAGACGTAACGCCACTGATATCAGTGCCTGACGCCCCAACCAACAATCTGTAGTCTGCCAGCACCATAATCTGCTTGCTGCTGCCGTCGATGGTAATAGCGTTCACCACGCTTCCCGTATCGTCACGCACACCCAGCGCCATTTGACCATGATTATCCGCCGTGGCCGTCGCCTTAACGGATGCATCCAGGACACCATCATCCGGGCCGAAGTAAAACTCCAGCACATTGGCCGTGGTCTGCTGCTCAGACTTCAATACCAGCTGGTGATTTAGCTGCAACTTGCCATTCAGTACCTGGTCACCACTGGAGCCCAGGGCGGAAATCAGCGTCAGCAAAGTCGGGACATCAACAGCGAGCAGAATACTTTTCCCCAGAGCCGTTGCATCACTGATGTCTGCGACGCTAACACTTCCACCCGCACCGCTGATGTCATCCATCGTGGCAACCTCAGTCGGGCTACCGTTCTGAGCTATAACTGTTTTTGGCATGCTGCCCCCTTAAAAATAGGTTTCAACTGGCGATGAGGTAGGCCATGTCACAGCATGGACAATCTCCACCACCTCGACGGACTTCATGAACTCGTCGAGCGACCCGCAGACGATGAGCCTGGTCCTGTCGGTATCTTTATCCGTGGCGAGAAAGGCAACCATTTGTCTTTCGTCGTCACCGACTCGCTTTGATGCGCTGCCGGTGATGATATTGCCGGTCTTGCCGAACGCCTGCAGCAGCACATCATCGAGCCATTCGCCCATTGTTATTTCTGGCATTTTTTCACCCTTAATCTTTAACCTCACAAATCACCACTGCATTCCCATCCACCAGTACGCGGGTAAAACTCATCGGTTCGGTTGAAGTGATCTGAACGCCGACGTAACGCTGTGACACGCAGCCGGTCAGCAAACACGACAACGCCAGGTATAACGTCAGCGTTCGCATATC